AAGTAAGCTGTGCCTGAGTATTGTGCTATAGAGTTACCTTCTATACATCCTACGTTACGAGAGATGGTGTCAAATTGGAATATAAGTGGTGTGCCTATATATGACATTCTGACAATAGCTTTTTCTAGAAATACGATACCAAACTCACCACCTACGACACCGGTTATATCACCGCCATCAGGGATAATTTGATAGTCACTTTGAGATGTTGCTGTAGTAGTCCAAGTGCTTGCATCATTGATACCTGACCATTGCACCTTACTAGGTGATGTGCCTGCGCCAATATTACCTGCAACTACAAAGTCACGAACTACTGTAATGTATTTAGCGATAGGTGCATCTGAACTTACATCTGCAAAAGCTGTAGAGCTGTTTACATCAAAAGACTGTATCTTTTCAGAACCATTAGATGCAATTGCAAGACTACCAAACTGTAAGAATTGCCATCTATTTGTACCTGTATAACCACCTGCTTTAGACTCGTCTACTAGAGATAAGTCACCATTATCTACTTTAAATAGTTTAGTAGCACCACCAGCAAAGATAAATACATCATTGTCTAGTTTAGCAGCAAAGCAATTATTCAAGTCTTCTGAAGCTGCACCTGAAAATGTTACTGCTGACTTAAATGGACCATATCCTACAGCTAAAGGAATAACGTTATTAGCTTCTGATACTGTATCTAATATAGATGGTTGGTCAGGTAACCAGTCTTTAAAAGCTATGCGTTGTACTGGCATATTAAGACTTCATAATGTAAGCAAGTGCAAAGTAAGGAACTAAGTTAGCATTAGTGCCACTTGAGCCTGTAGAAGCATTCGTTGTAGCAACTGTAATACCTGTTGTTGCACTACTTGTAGTAAATGCTGAAGATGGTTCTGAATCATAAGCAACACCGTTATCTTGTCCTACTTGTGTACGTTCATTTTGACCATAGTTATGTGTATGTCCAGGGTCTGTGACTGTTGATGTTGCAGTATGTGTATGAGATACGACAATAGCATCTTTACTACCACCAGTTTGTGTATCAGAACCTGTAACTGTTGTATAAGCTACACCAGTAGTATCTTGAAATGCACCAATAACAAATCTATTACGTAAGTCTGGAGTGCCACTAGAACCATTACATAATAACCATCCACTAGGAATAGTCGCAATTGTTCCTGACCACATCATTATCATACCAGCTACAAAAGCATTACCCCATGTAGGTGTATTACTACCACCTGCTGATAACAATACTTGACCAGAAGCACCTGCAGTTCCGTCTAGTCTAAACGCACCTGTAATGTCAACTGTGCCTGAAGAAACTAATGTGCCTGCTACTGTAAATGGGTCACCACTAGAACCTGTTTGTTGGTCTTTTAGTAATGCCATTAAGCTACGAACAGCGTTGTTTAAGTTAGCTGGTGAACAACCTTCAGCAATATTGATATTGGTTATATCTGTATTATCTGCTGCTGTTGTACTAAATTCTGAAATTTTGGTTTTTGCCATGTTTTATCCTTGTCTAAGCCATGTATCTGATGATGGTGAAATTGTTGTCCATGTGTCTGAACTTGCTGATGATGGTGTCCATGTATCTGAAGATGGTGTGACAGGTGTCCATCCTTCACCTTGTATAATTCCGTTTGCTGTAACTGTGGCTATAGGGGTTATAGATGCACTTGCACCTGCTACAATACCACCTAGACAATAGACACTTGCATTACCGACTATGTGTCCATTACCACTTACTACATATCCGCCTAAACAAGATACAGTTGCATTTCCTGTAATGCTTGCAGCGTTTGTTCTGATAACTACATAATTGAGTTCTACTGTGCCGTTAGCAGTAATACTTGCTGAACCATTAATTTCAAACGAACCTAAAGCAGTTACAGTAGCATTACCTGTAATTGAACCTACAGCATTTCTTATGCGTAAGTAAACAGCACTTACATCAGCAGTTCCGTTTATAGAACCACTACTTAATCGTATTCTTGTTGCATCACTTGTAACAGTAGCGTCTGCTGTAATAGCAGCACTAAATGGTTTTATCGCATTAGCATTAGCTGTAACCGTTGCGTCTGCATCTATTTGAGCAGAGGCTAATACTATACCTCCTATCTTACCTAAGGTGCTGAAGGAGGTTTCAGCAAAGGAGGTTATGCCAAACATTATTCACCCCAGTTTTGTGCGTTTAATACCTCTATGAGAGCTTCTACTGTTGTTGATGCTTTGATATCATTTTCTAATCTATTCGCTTCTGTGACGATTTGTGTGCGTTTTAGAGCTATTTCTGCAGGGATATCTACATTACGTTCAGTTTTACGAATAATATACCAATCTGTAGATGCTAATAGTTTACCTGCTGTATCTTTGATTTGTGCAACAAATTGTGATTTTAGACCTTTAGTCACTACTTGTTCTGTAGTGTCAACCATAGACTCTGTAGCTTTATCGTAAACCTGTTTGTAAAGTGGTGTGCCATCTTCTTTTACTTCAGGTTTATCTTCAAGAGCTTTAGGGTTATTAATATCACCGTTCCAGTAGAATCTATCATCTGCACGAACAGGATCAGCTACCCATGTGATGCCAATAGCTAGTTTTTGCTCTTCTGTAGATTGATTGAGCCATCCACTAGGATATTGTGTGCCATTAGCGTCATAGAATGACACGCCTTCTGGTAAGTGTTTACCGTTTAATAAAAACATATTATAATCCTTTAAATTTATTATTTTTACTTCTATTTTCTGCTATGGTTAAATATTGTAAATTCTCTAGTACATGAAGTCCTGATACTGTTTTACCACTTAAAGGTATTATATGATCTACTTCATATCCTTGTGGTTTGTTCATATAAAACTGTCTAATAGCTTTAATATCTGCCCATTTAGGTAGTCTATATTTACGCTTCATGTGCATAATTCTTGACCATGCACACTTATATGCAGAAGTATGACTTTTTCCATGCTTATAATTCTTTTTAATAAGCATTTCAGTCTTTATACATCCACATGACTTTGTTGAACCTTGAATGATGCTAGTGCTTTGAATTATCTTTTTATTTCCACATTCACATTGACATAAATATTTATATTGATACTTACCTGCATCAACTTTTTCTAATACAGTTAATCTATTAAACTTCTTACCAATAATATTTAGTTTTTTAGGCATCAACGAGCATTAGAGTTTTTAAACGGATTTTCCGCCCATGCAGCTACTATATATGTGCCACTAGCTACATTCATTGCTGTTCCATCATGACGAATTTTCAACCCATTTGATAAAAAGTCATTTGGGTTTGTTGAGTCGCCATCATATTCTGCTGCAGATGTATTTGCTTTTAACTCTTTACCAGTTGCATTATATGTGTTTCTAGAAGAGTCAAATATAACCCAATTATTTGTGCCGCCATCTGTTCTTTTTATCATAACAAATTTAGGTCTAAAGCCAAGGAAAATAAATGGTCCGTCAGTAGACCCATTACCAGTATAGCTCGTAAACGCAGAGTAACCTGAAATAGCTGCCCAGCAATAGGCGACTATAGTATTGGTATTACTTGCTAATGCACCACCAAAAGTAAACACAGTTGATGTAGGGCTTGTATTATTCCAATATGCTGAACTTGGGCCTAATGCAGCACCAGTTGAATCTAAGTAAATAAGTTTAGTATTGCCAAGTGATTCATGGTATGTAGCCCAAGAACCTGTTACATTTCTTTGTTTAGTAATAATCATCTTAGGAGCAACACCTAAACCATGTCCTACTGTTGCATTACTTCCTGTAGCGGTAAATGTCACCACACTAAACCCAGCAGTTGTGTTTACAGATACAGTAGATGTAATAGAGCCTGAAGTATTAGATGATGTTGAGCCTTGTCCAGCTTGCCATTGCCATCCTACATAAGTAGAACCACTATTATTTGTTGTTTCGTTAAAACCACCTAAATAAGTTGCATTAACAGTAAACCCATTAGAATTAAAAGATGTAATTAAGTCACCAGAGTTTCCTGCTTCTGCATTTGTTAAAGCACTAAATAATGTTTTACCTGCACCTCTTACAGAGTCTTGTAAAGCATTTTGATAAGCATTGCTTCTTGATTTTGCCCATACGAAGTCAGGTTTAAACTGTGCATTATTTACTATAACTTGTGTAGAACTATTACCTGTCCATAGCGTTGCATCCATATACTTATTACCCTGTAATATAGTAGGGGTAGGTAAGTTATATGTGTTTAGTGCTACATAGCCTGTAGGAGGTGTGTATGCGAATGGGCGTTGTCCGAAGTTAGCATCTACAATGCCATAAGAGCCTGTGCCATCTGTTGCTTTAGAAAACATTTGGAAATAC